TCAGTGACCCACTGCCGTGAAGGTGATGGTGGACTCGGAGCCGGCGCCGCTGTTCTCCTCGACCCGCCAACCTTCCCACTCCTCACCGGACTGGATCTGGTCGCTCGACCCGGGGTAGCCAGTCTCTTCGGCGAGGCAATCCACGTTAAGGAGGAGGGCTGCCGCGACTGCTGTTCCGCTTACTTCGCCATCGTCGCTGCTGGGCGCACTGCTGGTGAGGGCGTCGATCTCGTCTTCGAAGCCGGCCAGTGCCCGTGCATGCTCGCCCTCCACCACGACCGACACGGCATTGCCGTCGAGCTGCAGCAGTTGGGCAAGCGCATCCTCGATGACGCATGCGTCGTACACCGCTTCAGCGGCCTGCTCGTCGGCGCTCGCACCACAGCCCGAGAGAAGGAGGGCCAGGGCGGCGAGGCTTGTGGGCGCGGCGATGGTTCTGAAGTTCATGGGGCGTGTCCTGTCACGGGGGCGGTGAGCGGCGGCAAGGGCGCCGCAACGCGCCCTTGGTCAGCAGGTTAGCCGGAGAACTGGTGCCGTCGACCGCGTTCGCGAGCAGAGGCAATCACGGCAGGAAGCTCTTCCGGACGGCCCGCTCACCGTGCCGGTCCTCGCGGAGCCGGCGGAGCCTGCCGATCAGCATGGGCTCCACCGCGAGCGCGGCCTCGGAGCCGAGGAGGTTGTTGAGGATCAAGTAGTAGCGGCGCTCGGAGACCCCGAGGCTGCGGATCGCCGTCCCCTTGTCGCCGGCCCGCGATGACTTCTCGAGGTCGAGGAGGTCCGTCAGGCTCATAGCGCCTCCTCGCGCCGGTCGACCGCGGCTTCGACCTGGTCACGCTCCCCCTCGGTCAGGCCTTCGAGGCGAGCGCGGACGAGGTCAGGCGTTACCCACAACTCTTCGGCTGCCTCAACCTCACTCAGGGACCACACGAGAGCGTCCACCAGGCGCGGGAGCGGAACCAGCCACCGAGCCGCTTCCTGATGCACCCACGCCTCGGTGCGGGCGTCCTGGCAGCCCTCGTGGCCATACTCGAGGTGCACGAGCTCGTGAGCCAGGGCAGTGCGACGCTCCGCCTGCGTGAGGCGGGTGTCCATCCAGATCCGCTGCACGCCATCCGTCAGGGCGCGGCGCCGGCCGGTAAGCGGCGCCCAACCGACCCTCACGTGCTCGAGGTCGCGCAGGACGCGCCACGGGTGAGGGTGAGGGGCAAGCGACATGACACCGGACCATAGGCGGCCTAGGTGACAAACCCGGCCCCGACTTATGCGGCGAGGCTCGCGAAGAAGCCGTCCTGCTCTCTTTCCGCGACCACTTCGCCCACTTCACGCAACCCCTTGAGTTGCCAGCCCTCAAGTTCTGCAGTGTCGGCAACGATCGAAACCCGGGCTCCGGCGTCCTTCTCCGCATCGGAGAACACTGACTTCGCGCGGTCGTAAGCCTCGTTGCCCGACCGAGACACGGCCTGCACGTACGTCCGGTTATGGTTGTCCACACGGAGTGTCACCTGGCGCTTACCCCCGTGTCGTCCCGGGATCATTGCCCGAGGGACGATGGTGAGGGACCTGTGCATGCCAGCCCGCTGGACGACACGCTCGGCGAACGTTCTCGCGTGGCGACCTGGGCGAAGGAAGACAAGGCCTTCGGCTCGAAGCATGCTCTCGGCAACGGCCGTCATGGCCGCACCAAGGCCATCTCTAGAGGCCATGGCCGCCAGCGAGAACGCTTCAGACCGATCGGCCATCGGCGGCGGCGCATCAATCGACTCGCGAACGGCGTTCCAGGACTTCCGAACGGACGTAGCGTCGAGATCTACCCCCTGCATGCTGAGAGCGTCCGCTGCGAGCCCGCGGTCGCTCACCACGTAGACCCCGCGTTCAACCTCTTCGACGAGCAGCTGGAGGTTCTCTCCGTCGGAGAACGTCCATGGCAGGCAGAGCAACTGGCCCCGCCCGTAGGGCGTGGCCGTGCTGCGTGCCTCGATGGTGCTGGCGAACACGTCCACCAGGTTCAGGTCGAGCGCAGTCATCAGTCCACCTCCACATCGGGGTCCACCCACGCCACCGCGGATGTGTCGATTCCGAAGAACTTGCAGGAGCCGCGGAAGATCCTCTCGTAGTCCCCGCTTCGGACAGTATCGCCGTGCGGGGGGCTATAGAACCAGTCCGGCAGAGGGTAAGCCTGAGCACGTTCAGTCTGGTACTGCACGTGACTAGACCTCTCACCTCGGTGCATGCCGTTGACGTCTATGTGAGCACGATGCTCCTCCTCGTTGAGAAGCACAATGGTCGGCTCGCTCCTTCGCTTCGGTCGGACCTCCATCTCGACGTGCAGCCTGGGGAGCACCCGCTCGCTCGACCACTGCGACATCGACACCTCGAAACGCGCGCGCCACGCCGTGACGTTCCACCCCCAGTCCGGCTCACCCCAAAGGCTCGCGTCCGTCTTCCCGCCACATAGATGGCGAAGTTCGATGTCTGACAGCGGAAGGGGCGTCCCAAGTCGCGTCACGCCGGCTCGTCCCCCGGCTCCGGGTCCGGTGCCTCAGCGAGCTCGTCATGCTCCTCGCGGAACCGCTTCCCCTCACTGTGCCCCTCGTCGGCAGCAAGCACGTCCTGCTGCTCGACCGTGAGCTGCCAGTCCTCGGGGCCCTCGTTACGCGCGGGCAGCTGGTGCACGGTGGCGTCGCGGTAGTCACCTAGCGCGGACGGGGCAGGCGAAGAACCCGGGCGTGTCTCGTCAACCCCTAGGTCGTCGCCCTCGCGGCCGCTCACGACGTCGCTCGCGGGCACTTCCGCCGTGAAGGCCCGGATGAGCTCGGTGACGGCCTTCCGCTGGCGGTCGCTCATGTAGGCCGACTCCGCCGGCGGAACGTAGGGCTCCCGCACCTTCTCGTCATGCTCGAGCCAAGACGACACAACCTCAGGAAGCACCCGGAGCGCCTCCGCCACCTTCCGGATCGTCTCTGCCGACGACCTCCTCCGCCCCGCGACCATCGCGGTCAACGTCGAGGTCGAGATGCCGGCCATCTCGGCAAGCCGGTTCCATGACGGCTGCCCGTTCCGAGGATCGACAGCCCGCGCACGCATCATCGCTTCGACCCAGGGGCCGGTGGGTTCAGTGCTCATGTCTACAGACTCTCCAGCGTCGAGCGCGCAACGGACAACAGACAGCGTAGACGCGGCGTCTACAACTTCCACGCTTGTAACTCGCGATTCCGGGCGAAGCGCCACATGTATGCGAGCCGGGTGAGTAGACACCTGCGTCTAATCTGTGTAGTGTCTTGCGCAACGCACTACACACGTCTACTCTGAAGGAGTCAGGGTGATCACCACCGAAAGAAGGTTCGATGTGCGACTCATTAGCGCTGACGCGCTAGCTCGCTACATGGAGTTCCGGGGCCACACCGTGCGCAGCCTCGCCGACCGAGTCGGGTGCTCGAGGGCAACGATCGGCCACCTCCGGTCCGGGCGGCGCGACTACGTCGACCCAGCCTGGGCCAAGTCCATCGAAAGGCACCTCGACGCCCCCAAGGGATCTCTCTTCGTGCCCGAACTGTCCAGTGTCACGCGAGAGCGTGGACATGTCCCGAGCCCTCGGCGGGCCGCCTGATGCAGGCGCCGACGCTCAAGGCCCTCATGAGTCTCAGCGAGGCCGCCGAGCAGACGCCCTACGGGCCGAGGGTCCTCAAGGCCGCGATCACGCAGCCCACCGGCACCACCTGGCCGCCCCTGCAGGCGAAGCAGGGCAGCCGCGGCGAGTACCTGATCCCGGCCGGCGCGCTCCTGGAGTGGATCGACTCCCTCCCCGACGCCTAACCCCCGCAGACATGAAGCGGCCCCCGCGCATCCGACCAAGACACAGCGAGGGCCACCTACCGAAAGGAAACGATACCCGTGACCATCAGCATCCACCTGGCCAACACGGTCAGCGGCGACTACGACGTCCGCCTCCCCCTGCCGAAGCCGCTCCACTGCGACGCCGTGACCGGCCGCATCGTCCGGGGTGAGAACGACATCCGGCAGGTCGTCGGCTTCACGTCCGACCCGGACGAGTTCGACGTCGACCTCACCTGGCAGGAATGGGCGGAGAGCGACCCGCTCACCCCAGACGACATCTGGGGTCTATTCCCTGTCGTCATCGACACCCCTGGGGACATCGCGACGCTCACGGTCCCAGTAACCGGGGTCAGCGTCGACGGACGACGTTACGACCGAGCGGGGGCATGACGTGAGCACCACCGACAACCTGAGCGTCTGGTTCCTGCACGTCAGGTCCACGAGCTCCAGCCGCTACGCCGACGTCTACGAGATCGCCTACACGGACGGGGCCAGCGCGGTCACCCTCCGCGTCGACCACGACCACGACAAGTGCGCGACCCTCACCGACACGGCCCGCGCCGAGCATGCCGAGGCCCGCCGCCACGGCATCCCCACCTCCCGCAGCGACGCCGCCTGGACCATCCTCAAGGACCTCACCCAGCCGCGCCCTGGCACCGGCCGGCAGCCCGTCATCGTCACCACGGACGCCACCCACACCATCGCCGTCCTGGACCGGCTCGCACGCCTCGGCGGCGTCGGCGAACTCGACTGGCCACGCGTCATCGACCTCGGCGACCTCGCGGCCGGCTACGCCTGCGGCGCCCACACCGTCGCCGAGGAACCCCTCACCGACTGGACGAACCTCCGGGGTCTCGCCGAGGCGACCGGCGCGAACGCGAAGATCAGCGACCCCGCGGCCTGGCCCGCCATCAACGTGGCCCGCTACCTGCTCGAGATCTTCGAGGCCATCGAGGCCGACACCGGCGGCCGCCACATCCGCGGCGAACAGGTGGCCGCGTGATCCACGTCGACCACGCCCTCGCCATCGCCATCGGCGCCGCCCTCGTCGGCTTCCTCGCCGGATGCGTCGCAGCCTTCGGCGTCCTCTACGACCCCACCGCCAGCAAGGAGAACCACCGTGACCACAACGACCACTGACCTCGACACCCACCGCCTCGAGCAGCTCGTCCTCGAGCGCACCAAGGTCGCCGCCGACCGCGACGCCCTCGCCGAACGCGTCAAGGAGATCGATGCCCTCCTCGCCGCCGCACTCGCGGATGGTCACACCGACGTCGGCGACTACCAGGTGACCGTCACCCGCCCCCAGCGCCTCAACACCGCCGCCCTCGAGGCCGCATTCCCGGTCACCAAGCACCCCCACCTGTACACGGCGAAGATCGACACCGCCGCCGTGAAGGAGCACCTGGCCCCCACCGACCTCGCCCAGTACAAGACCGCTGGCGCGGCCACCGTGAGGGTGAAGTAACCGTGACCGTCGACCCCACGGAACTCGTCTTCCACGACGACCTCCCCGCGATCCGCAGGCCCGGCATCCGTCAGCCTTCCAGCCCGCTCCCGGACACGACGCTGCGCGCCCTGCGCCGCCACCCCGGCCAGTGGGCCAAGGTCGCGGACGGCAAATGGTCATCCACCGCGCACAACTGGACCAAACGCCTCCACGCCCTCGGCCACACCGACATCGAGCTCGTCACCCGCAACAGCCGCATCAGCGACACCGGGTACCGAGTGTCGGAGATCTGGGCCACCAGCAACATCGACGTGGCGGCCCCCTGATGACCGCCGTCGCCTCCAACCAGTTCACCGCGGTCGACATCCAGGACCTCATCGAGGAAATCGAGTGGCTCACCGGCTACCGGTCCCCCGAGAGCATCCTCACCGCCCTCGGCTACCGGAAGGCCGCATCCCTCACCCGACGCCTCCACAACGCCGGCCGCCCGGACCTCGCCCACCCGTTCGAGCACCTGGCACAGAAGGAGAAGTACCAGCAGGAGCGTGCACGGTGAACACGGCCCCCACCACAGCATCGTTCGCGGCCTACCGGGCCGCCATCGACAACGCCATCACCAGCCAACCCAGGTCCCTGCAACGCGTCATCGGGCCCAGCGAGATCGGCACCCCCTGCGACCACTGCCTCGCGGCAAAGCTCGCCGGCTGGGAGCAGACCCGGGACGCCGCCTGGCTACCCGCAATCGGCACCGCCGTCCACGAATGGCTCGACACCGTGTTCACCCTCGCCAACCACCCCACCTTCCGGTGGAGCACGGAGAAGCGCGTCATGGTCGGCCACATCGCAGGCCAAGAGATCTGGGGATCCACCGACCTGTTCGACCACGACACCCGCACCGTCATCGACCACAAGATCGTCGGCAAGTCGACCCTCGACAACGCCCGACGCCACGGCCCCTCCCCCACGTACCGGACGCAAGCCCACCTGTACGGCATGGGGTGGATCAACGCCGGCCAACCAGTCACCGACGTCGCGATCGCCTACCTCCCCCGGCAGGCCGTCAGCCTCGACCAGGCCGTCCTCTGGCACGAACCCCACCAGCCCCACATCGCCACCCAGGCACTCGAGCGAGCCACACAGCTCGCCACCACCCTCACCGGCCTCGCTGCCATCTCCACGGCCGCCAGGGACGCGTACATCACCGGCCTCCCCCGACACGACGGCTGCTTCGACTGCAGCAGGTTCCCGGACCGGCCCACCACGCCCAGCGCGCTCGAACAACTCATCGCCTAACCAACCAGAACCAGGAGACACACCATGTCCATCGACGCACTCGACCAGATCCTTTCCGGCGGCGGATCCACCTTCAAGTTCCAGTCCCCCGGCGACACCGTCACCGGTGTCATCGAGAACATCCAGGTCCGCCAGGTCACCGACTTCGACACCGGCAAGCCCGACTTCTGGGACAACGGGGACCCCAAGCAGCAGGTCGTCGTCACCCTCAACACCGACCTCCGCGACCCGAGCAACGCCGACGACGACGGGTCCCGCAACGTCTACATCAAGGGATGGGGCGGCCAGCGGCAGGCATTCATCGCCGCAGTGAAGGAGGCCGGCGGCCACAAGCCGGCCGCCGGTGACACGTTCACGGCCACCTATATCGGGGACGGGGAGAAGCCGGCCCGCGGGTACGCGCCGAAGCTGTTCAAGTACACGGTCACCCCGGGCACGCCCGGCCTCGACGCGATCGTCAGCCAGCCTCCGGCTCAGGCCGCGGCACCGGCCGTCCAGCCCACCCAGGCACCTGCACCCGCGCAGCCCGCCGCACCCGCCGCCCCGGCGGGCGGCCCGCAGCAGGCCATGGGTCTCGCCCAGCAGCTCATCGGCCTGGGCGTCGACGACGCCAGCATCGCCAACACCACCGGCCTCGACGCCGCCGTCATCAGCGCCCTGAGGTCCGCCGCATGAGACACGTCGCCCGCCCCAAGGTCTTCGTCCACCGGCTCCCCGCCGGCGAGGACAAGCGGATCCCGTTCCGCGCCGAATGCGCCCACTGCCCCTGGACCTACCGGAACACGGTCCGCACCGACGTGGAACAGCACGCCACCGCCCACCGGAACGAACACCGAGCAGCACCAACCGCCGCCTAGAGCGGCAGCCCGACAGGCAGGCACCCCGGTTCAAGCCCGGGGCGGGCACCACCAGCAGGACCCAGCGACGACACAAGGAAGAGGTGCAGACCCACGTGGACGCGGACACCTGGCGCATCGCCCCCATCACCGGCGGCACCGGCAACATCAACCACCCCTGGATCGCCACCGCCCCCGGGTGCCCCGACAGCAGGCACCCCACCCGCTGGTGCCACTGCAAGGTCCACCCCACCAAGGTCGCCGCCGAACAGTACGTCACCGAGCAGGAGACCCAGGCGTGAGCGCAGCCCCCGCAGCCGAGCGCCCCATCTACGCGGCCGCCCTCGACACCTACTGGGACGCCGGATGGCGGGGCATCCTGCCCCTACCCCCACGGTCCAAGCGGATCCGCATCACCGGGCTCACCGGCAACAGCGGCCGCACCCCCTCCTACGCCGACTGCTACGACTGGGCCCAAACCCAGCCCGACGCGAACCTCGCCCTCCGCCTCCCCGAGAACGTCATCGGCATCGACGTCGACGCCTACACGGGCAAGACCGGCGCCGCCGAACTGGCCGAGGCCGAGCAGAAGTGGGGGCCACTGCCCGCCACCTGGCGCACCACCAGCCGCGACGACGGCACCAGCGGCATCCGCCTCTACACGATCCCCACCGGCCTCGCCTGGCCCACCGGCGTCGGCCCCAGCATCGAGATCATCCGCTACGCCCACCGGTACGCCGTCGCCTGGCCATCCACCCACCCCGACACCGGCACCACCTACCGGTGGATCAACCCCGCCGGCGCCACCACCCTCGGCGACGTCCCCACCCCCACCAGCCTGCCCGCCCTCCCCCACGCCTGGGTCCAGGGCCTCACAGGCGGCCGCACCCACACCCCCCACACCCACGCCGACCTCACCCCCACCGAGGCCACCCGGTGGCTCGCAGGCCGCCCCACCGGCGTGCCCTGCAGGGCCGTCCAGCACGTCCTCCACGAGCGCACCCAGCAGCTCACCCAGGCCGGCACCACCCGCCACGACAGCATGCTGGAAGCCACCCAGCGCCTCGCCCACCTCGCCGCCGAAGGCCACACCGGCATCCCCGCCGCCCTCGCCGCCCTCCACCACCTGTTCACCCAGGCCGTCACAGCTGACGGCAGCCGCACCAGCGACGACGCCCAGCAGGAGTGGGACCGGGCCCTGGCCGGCGCCATCCGCAACGCCGCCACCACCCCCACCTCCGACACGGACCCCTGCACCGACCCGTTCGCCGGACTCATCGACAAGACCCCACCCAGCCCCTCCCAACTCATCCGAGAATCTCAGGAGACGACCTCATGGACGACGAGCACGAACTCGACCGCGCCGCCCTCCTCGAGCACCTCCGCTCCGGCGACTACGACGGGTTCATCGCCTCACCCCGGGGCACCTACCAATACCTCCTCAATCGGATCGAGCGAGGCGACTTCGACGGACCCGTCCGAGTCACCCTCTTCTGACACACCCGCCCCGTCCTGGCAGCCCATCGACCTCACCCCCTACCTCGACGGAACCTGGACCCCCGACCGGCCCGAACTGTTCACCCGCACAGACGGCATCAACCTCATCTACCCCGGGAAGGTCCACGACTTCCACGGCGAAAGCGAATCCGGCAAGAGCCTCATCGTCCAGGCCCTCGCCGCCGTCGAACTGAACGCCGGCCAACAGGTCGCCTACATCGACTACGAGGACGCCCCCGGGCCCATCACCAACAGGCTCCTCCAGCTTGGCGCCACCCCCACCCAGATCCGGGACCAGTTCACCTACATCCGCCCCGAAACATCCCCCTACGCCATCACCGAGCTCGACCAGTGGCGCGAACTCCTCGGCCGGCAGCTCCGCCTCGTCATCATCGACGGAGTCACTGACGCCCTCGGCCAGTCCGGAGCCGCATCCAAGGACAACGACGAGGTCAGCACCTGGCACCGGATGATCCCCCGCATGCTGTCCACCAGCACCGGGGCAGCCGTCATCCTCATCGACCACGTCATCAAGAACACCGAGACCCGCGGCCGGTTCGCCATCGGCGGGCAAGCCAAGATGGCCACCCTCGACGGCGCATCATTCAGCGTCGAACCCGTCGAAGTTATCGGGAAAGGCCTCAAAGGCAGCATCAGTCTGCGCGTCGGGAAAGACCGACCCGGTGAAGTGCGCGCACATTGTGGCGCATACCGGTCCAGCGACAGGTCCCAGGAAGCCGCACGAATCATTATCGACTCCACTGGCGACGACAATCGGATCAGCTTCCAGTTCGACCCACCGGACACCAACGTCACCGACCGTCACGACGACGACGGGAAGCCGTTCAAGCCCACCGGTGTGATGGAGAAGGTCAGCCGGCTCCTCGAAGCGGAGCGCCAGCCCATGTCCTTCCGTCAGGTCGAGACCGCGTACCGGGACGACGGCGGGCGAGCCAAGCGACAGACGTTCGCCGACGCCGTCAACCTGCTCTCAGACGGCGGGTACATCACCGAGGAGCCCGGCCCCAGGAACGCACGTCTGTTCCGCTCCGCGACCGTCTACCGACAGAAGAGCGACCCCGAGGCTGACGCCTACGAGCCGCCGCTGAACGACCTGATCGCCCCCACAACACCACCGTCCCCCAACCGTCCCCCAACCGTCCCCCGGGACGGTGAAGTGACTGTCCCCCACCACCGCCCCCCCGTAGGGGCGGTGGGGACGGTCACGGACGCACCGAACACTCACCGTCCCCCTGGGCATCTCGACTACCAAACCGGCCTCCGCGTCGACCCACACACCGGAGAGCTCCTCGACCCCGAGGAGGCGGACTCATGAAGACCACCACCCAGCGGAACGCGAACCGGCCCGCCACCCTCCGCCCCTGCCCCAAGTGCAAGGCGCCCGTCATCACCGGCTGGACCGAGGCGCCCAGCCTCCCCGCCACCCTCGACCCCCACCCACTCGACACGGCAAGCGAAGTCGCGTGCCTCCTCGTCCTGAACCGCCGCACCTGCGACCTCACCGGCCAGCCAGGCCAATGGCGCATCGGCAGCTGGCGCGCATGGCCCGGCGCCACCCACAGGCGAATAGGCAAACCCGCCGGACCAATCCTCGCCGAACACAAATGCGGCCAGGGAGCGCCCTCAATTCAGCAACTCCAATTCGAAATCGACCACACCCGCCCCGTATTCGACGGGCCCCCAACCTTCTAGCCGGAAAGGAACTCACCGCAATGACGCAAGCACGGAAGCACCGCGGAATGCGCACCCAGAAAGTCGTCGCCCAACTCCTTGCCACCAACGGCTGGCCCTACGCCGAGTCCGCCGGCGCAGGACGGCAAGGCGCGGACATCACCGGCACCCCCGACATCAGCGTCGAGGTCAAGGCCCGCACCAACCTCGACCCGCTCGCCTGGCTCAAGCAGGCCGAGCAGGCCGCCCACGGCCGCCTACCCCTCGCCGTGTTCCGGTGCAACGGCCAGGGCGAGAACGCCGCCGCTTACCCCGCGCTCATCCGCCTCGGTGACCTCATCGAGCTGCTGCACGCCGCGGGCTACGGCGACCCCGACCCATCGACCACCCCCCAGGAGGACTGACCCATGGAACCCCACACCTCCCACGCCCTCACCGCGCCCGCCGCCTGGCCGACGGCGCATCTGATCGAGGCGACCCCGGCCGGTGGCAGGCCGGATTACTTCGTGCGTGACCTTGCGGGGCACTACCAGGCGATCGGTGGCGGGCAGCGGCTCTACCGGGACGGCACCGACCGCCTCGAGGGCGTGGTGCCGGTGACGCTGGTCCGGTCCCACGAGCTGCGGCACCTGCGGGACATCGTCCGGTCGGGGTCGGATCGTGCGGTCGCGGACGCGTGCCGGGCCATGTGCGCCGGCGCGATGAATGAGACGGCAGCCGCACGACCACATTGCCAGGAACGTCGGCACGCAGAAACGGCCGCCGTCTCGCGCTCAGGGAGCGGGAGGCGAGTCCCGACGGTGAGCCTTGCGACGCATCAGGGCGATCACGGCGGTGCCGACGAACAGCACAACACCGATAAGGCCCAGCCAGAGCAGTCCCTTCAGCACGAATCCGATGATCGACAGGATCAACCAGGCGACGAGCAGCACCACTATCAGAGTTCCCATGTCGCGACGGTACGCCCTAACCGCTGTGTCCACACTCCGCAGGACGCCGAGGACGAGCGGTGAGCGGCCGGTACGCGCAGGGCACCGACGTGTCCTCGGACCGGTCCCGGTCTGAAATCGAGCGCACCCTCGCCCGCTATGGCGCGTCCGCGTTCGCATACGCCTGGCAGGGGGACCGCGCGAGCATCCAGTTCGAGGCGCACTCCCGGCGGGTCCGGTTCGTTCTCCCGCTTCCGGACCGCGACTCCCGCGAGTTCCGCCTGACTCCTACCGGGCGGGACCGGTCGGCGACCGCGCAGGAGCAGGCCTACGAGCAGGCGGTGCGCCAGCGATGGCGGGCGCTGGCCCTCGTGGTGAAGGCGAAGCTCGAGGCGGTGGCCGCCGGCATAACGACCTTCGAGGAGGAGTTCCTTCCGCACACGGTGCTCCCCTCGGGCAGGACGGTCGCGGAGGACGTGCTGCCGGCGATCGCCCACGCCTACGAGTCCGGCGCGGTCGAGCCGCTGCAGCTCACGGCTGGGGGCGCGCGATGAGCTCGCGGCGTGGTGACGTGATCGAGACCGCCGAGGACCTGGACGCGCTGCCGGTTAGGAGCGTTGTGCGCAATGTGCACGGAACGGTGGCGGAACTGCGCAGCGTGGAGGCCGGGAAGTGCCTTGTCTACGCCACCTCGTATGGCCGCCTGTCGGCCATCAACCCTCTCGTGATGGATACATACGGCCCCTTCACCGTCCTACACGTGCCGGGCGAGCAGGCCGAGCCGACCACCACCGAGTGGACCGTGGAGGGCGACGGCCCAGAGCCGTGGATCTTCGACAACTCGATCGACTGGTCCTATGAGGACGCCCTGCGATACCAGCGCCGCCACGGCGGACACCTCGTCTGCCGCGAAGTCACCGACTGGAAGGAGCCAACGACATGAGCACTGAGGACCGCGCACGCGCGGAAGCGCAGCGTAGAACCCGGCCGGGGATTAGCGGGCAGACCGTGCCGACCATGGAGCAGTTCGCCAAACGGGAGGGGTACGTGCACGGCTTCATCGCCGGAGCCGTCTGGCAGGCCGAGCAGGACCCGACGGCCGCCGAGATCGAGGCCGGGGCGCAAGCGGTCTCGGACCACATGGCGGCAGACGGGACCCGACCCGATCCGGCCTATGCGGCCGAGATCGCCATAGCCGCGCTCCTGGCCGCGAAGGAGGCCCGATCATGAGCAACCCCACCCGCGACGAGATCGTGCGGGCGCTGAGCGTGACAGACGTTCACCACCCCGACCATTGCGACTGCGGCCAACCACTTTGCGGCGGCACGTGCGCAGTCGAGGGCGAGGACTGCTACTGCGACACGGAGCGGTGCGACGGGCTGGAACAGCAGGTCGACGCCGTGCTCGCGCTACTGGAAAGCCGTACTGCAAAGCCCGCTTTACAGACCGGCGACGTCATCGAGCAGGTGGCGCGGGCTACTGACGCACCCGTGCAGCAGTCCGGCGACGTCATCGAGCAGGCGGCGCGGATCATCTACGACAGCGACCCCGGGTTTCCTGCCGACCCGACGCCATGGGACGACGCCATGCGCCAATCGCGAGAGTCGTACCGGAAGGTAGCCCGCGCCCTGCACGCTGACGGATACCTCCGCGACCCCGACCGGGACCGCGAGATCGCCGCGAAGGCATGGGACGAGGGCGCGACGACCGCGCTCCAACACCTCGGCGCAGAGGTCAAGTGGCACGACCCGATCTTCGAGCGAAACCCCTACCGGGAGGCGAGCGATGAGTGACTGGACGCCGACGAACGACGACGTGCGCATGACGTTCGCGTACATCCAAGCTGGCCTCGACCACGACGACGGCTATGCGTTCGAGCCCGTCCAGCACCTGGACGAGTTCGACCGCTGGCTCGCCGCCCACGACGAGCAGGTCCGCGCCGAGGAGCGCGAGCGGATCGTCGCCCTACTCGACGAGAGGGCCGCGATCGCCGCCCAGGCCGAGCCGTGGGACCAGTACGCAGAGGGCGAGTGGTCGGGCATCGAGATCGCCGCCGGGATCGCGCGAGTGGCTGGTGCGTGGTGAGCCCCGACCCGTGGCGGTGCGGCACCTGCGGCCGCGCCTGGCCCGTCACCAGCCTCGCGAAGGCCTGTGAGGCCAAGCATCGGAAGGAGGAGGCGTGACCGCGCCCCTGTGCACCGCCACCAACCGGCACGGCGAGCCCTGCCGCAACCACCCCATCCGCGGCGGCACCGTCTGCCGCGCCCACGGCGGCGCCACCCCCCAAGCACGCGCCGCCGCCAACAGGCGCCTCGCCGAGCAGAAAGAGGCCCGAGCTCTCCGCCGGGGCCTCGCCGCCGCCTACGGCGAGAACGTCCCCCACATCGACCACCGCGACGCCATGCTGCGGGCCGTGTCCTGGAAGTACGCCGAGGTCCTCGCCCTCCGCGCGAAGGTCGCCGAGCTCGACGACGCTGACCGCATCTGGGGCCGCACGAGGGAGAAGACCGGCGGCGAGGACTACGGCACCACCGAGGAGGCCAAGCCTCACATCTGGTGGACCATGCTCCGCCAGGCTGAGGAGCAGCTCGTGAAGTTCGCGGCCGCAGCAAGCGCCGCCGGCTGCGAGGAACGCCGCATCGCTCTCGCCGAGCAGCAGGGCGACATGCTCGCCGGCGCCCTGCGCACCATCCTCGACACGCTCCTCGCCGCCCTGCTCGCCGCCGGCATGGCCGACACCCTTCGCACCGTCTGGACCGAGCAGGTCGCCCAGATCGTGCCCCGCGAGCTCCGCCGCCTCGCCGACCACTAACCCCACCGCCCCGAGAGACGCTGTTATCTGCCCCAGGAGGACACGATGACCGAACCAACCTGCCCCACCTGCACCCGACGCCCTCTGCCCCCCGGACGCACGATCTGCACCCCCTGCATCAACCTCCTCCGCACACACCTCGACGGCATGTCCGACCTCATGCGCGCCCTCGACGACGCCATCGGCCGACGCCTCCGCTTCACGACCCGCAACGGCAGCAAGAGCGCCAACACGCCCCTACCCGTGAACATGCAGGCCAGCGACCGCGCCTACCAGGCCCGCACCAGCGTCCTCACCTGGACCGACTACATCGCCACCGCCCGCCACGAGGCCACCCCGGACACGTGGACGACCATCGAACGGTTCCTCGACGTCCGCGCCCACTGGCTCGCCACCCAAGAAGCCGGCCCCGAGGCCCTCGAGGCCATCACGGCGGCAGTGCGGACCGCGGCAAGCGTTGTCGACCGGCCCGCCGACACCCACTACGCCGGCCCCTGCACCGCCACCACCGTCGACGTGGACGGGCTGCCCGCGTCGTGCACGGGCGAGCTGTACGCCCAGCCGTCCCGCGCCACGGTTGCCTGCCCCAGGTGTGGCAGCGAGTACGAGGTCGCGGCGCGGCGGGAGTGGCTGCTCGCTGAGGCGTGGGAGGCGGTCGCGACCGGCCCGGACATCACGCGGGCCCTGGCTGGGGAGGCTTTCGGTGGCCTGTCGGTGAGCCTGTCGACGATCCGGACGTGGGCGGCGGACGGTCGCCTAGTGCGAGTGGACTCGTTGGGTGGGAGGCCCCGGTATCGGGTGGGTGACGTGCTCGAGCTCGCGATCGGCGCTGCCTCGCGGCCCGGGGCGCGGCGGGCGGGCCTGTCTGGGAAGATCACGGCATGACCATCGTCGAGTTCCTCCTCGCGAGGATCGCCGAGGACGAGGCGACCGCCTCCAGGTTCAAGGCCACGTGGCTCGAAGCTGGCGCACCCGAGGCCGACCTCGTCAACGATTTCGGCACCTACCCAAGCAGCGAGTACACCGAGATCGGCCTCGGGCTCGGCAGGTGGCTCGCCGAGTGCCAGGCCAAGCGGGCGATCGTCGACATGCACCGGTCTGAGCGCATACCGGACTACGACCCGGGCTGCTCATCAGACAGCTGGGACGCATCCACCGAGGACTGCTCGGAACTCGCCGCCCTCGCCGAGGTCTACCGCGACCACCCCGACTTCCAGAAGGGCTGGGGCATCGGATAGGGCGACACGCCGAACTGGTACTGGTGCTTGACCTGGCAGGACGGTATGTTCACTAGTGTTGCGCAACGCGCACACCCACAGTGAAAGCCCCCGGCGCTTTGGACGCCAGGGGCTTTCGCCATCCCTGGGTATCGCCGTAAAGCAATGTCGGTGGCCACCGATACGGTCGGCCCCATGGCGCACATTCGCTTCGAAATGACATTCCGCGACATCGGCAGTCGACGTGGCACAGCCCGGATCGCCGCAGTCGCAACGCACTACGGACTCCGTTCCACCATCGAACGAGACGACCGAGGAGGGTTCGCCGTAGCCGTCAACGGGACGGTGACGACGGCCAAGACCGCCGCGATCGCAATGCTCGCGCTCGACAGGGCAAAGCACGGGCGGGACCTCAATCCGCTCGACAATCTCCTGGTGAGCGTCGACCACAACTACGAGAACGCGCTCGAGAAATTCTTCCCGGAACCGGCCCCCGAGCCTGATCCGGAGTCCAAGCTCGCGAAGTTTGTCGAGTCCATGGTCCCCGCCCCGGAGGGCATGACCGAGGAAGACACCGAGTAGCAACCCTGGGAGGCGGCCGTGCTCCTGACAGCCTGGGAGCACGCCGCCCGACAGTTCGAACCCACCCCCGCCCCCCGGTGGGACACCCCCGCAACCATGGGCGCCGCACTCGACCCCAGGTTCCGCCGCACCCCCGCAATCGACCTCATCGACCAGGCCCTCACACGCGCACTCACCACCCCCGACGCCCGCCTGATCATCAGCATGCCCCCACAGGAGGGCAAGTCCACGCTCGCCACCAAGTGGGCCCCCGCCTGGCTACTCAACCGCTCCCCCGACACGCGCATCGTCATCGCCTCATACGCGGCCGCCGTCGCCCGCCGCATGGGCCGCCTCATCCGCGACGAGATCACCACCCACACCGACACCCTCAACATCCGGCTCCGCGACGACGTCGCCGCACAGAACGAGTTCGAGCTCGCAGGCCGACCCGGCAGCGTGTACGCAGTCGGAGTCGGCGGCGCCCTCACCTCCCGCCCCGCCGACGCGATGATCATCGACGACCCCCTCAAGGACCGCGAACAGGCCGACTCCGAGACCTACCGCGACCGCGTCTGGGACTGGTGGACCTCCACCGCCTCCTCCCGCCTCGCACCCGGCGCCCCCGTCATCCTCATCCTCACCCGCTGGCATCACGCCGACCTCGCCGGCCGACTCCTCGAACAAGAAGACGGCGACCTGTGGGACGTCATCAACATCCCCGCCCAGGCCGACCACCGGCCCGAGAAGGGCCAGACCGACCCGCTCGGCCGCGCACCCGGCGAATACATGCTGTCCGCGAGGGGCCGCACCACCAGCCAGTGGGACGCCCGCAAGGTGCAGGCCGGCCCCCGAGACTGGGCCGCCCTCTACCAGGGCCGCCCCAGCCCCGAAGCCGGTGACCTGTTCCCCGCCGAATGGGCCACCTACGACACACCCCCCTGGGTCGAACGCGCGGACGGCACCAAGTGGGTGCCCGGCGAGGACGTCGAACTCATCCAGTCGTGGGACTTGACGTTCAAGGACACCAAGTCCAGCGACTACGTCGTCGGCCAGGTGTGGCTCCGCATCGGCGTCCACGCCTACCTCGTGGACCAGGTGCGGGCCCGCATGAACATCAACGCGACCCTCGCCGCGATCCGGGCCATGACACGGAAGTGGCCGCAGGCCGTCGCGAAGTTCGTCGAGGACAAGGCCAACGGCCCCGCAGTGATCACGCTCCTGTCCGGCCAGGTCCCCGGCCTCATCCCCGTCGAGCCCCGCGGCTCGAAGTACTCCCGCGCCGCCGCCGTGTCCCCGTTCGTGCACGCCCACAACGTGCACCTACCCACCCCCGAGATCCTGCCGAACGTGGCCGAGCTCCTGGAGGAAGCCCGCGGCTTCCCCAACGCCAGCCACGACGACACCATCGACGCCCTGTCCCAGGCCCTCGACCAGCTGCTCCTCCTGCCGATCCTCGACGAGGACGACCAGGTCACCAGCGACGAACTCCTCGAGGACGACCCGCACGGCTACCTCGCCACCTACTAGCGCACCCACGAGAGGGGGCCCACCACCATGCCCCTGTGGGACACACTCACCGGCCGGAAGGCGACCACCGAAGCCGACCAGTACCGCAACGAGATCGAGATCCTCCGCGAGTCCGTCGCCGACCTCGAGCTCGCGATGGACGACGCCGGGTGGCGGTCCCTCACCGCCGGCATGGACGAGGAGTTCTCCCGCGCCGGCCTGACCACCATCGCCCGCAACGCCCGCGTGTTCGCGATCGCCAACCCCCTCATCAAGCGGGGCCTGGCCGTCAGGCAGGCCTACGTGTTCGGGCAGGGCGTGGAGATCGCGGCCAGGGCGAACGGGCAGGAGGACGGCCAGCAGGACGTGAACGCCGTCATCCGCGCCTGGTGGCAGGACGAAGGGAACCAGGCGGCCGTGACCGGCAGCCAGGCCCAGGAGACCCTGGAGCGGGCCATCGGCACGGACGGCAACGTGTTCATCGCCTGCTTCACCAGCCCCCGCACGGGGTACGTGCAGATGCGCACCATCCTGTTCGACGAGGTCACGGACATCGTCACGAACCCCGAGGACGCGTCCGAGCCCTGGTTCTACAAGCGCGAGTGGTCCAGCCGCGGCCTGAACGAGCAGGGTCGCCTGGTCGACACGCGCCGCACCGAGTACTACCCGGCGCTCAGGTACCGGCCCGCCCGCCGCATCAAGTTCCTCGACGGCCACCCCGTCAACTGGGACAGCCCCGTCTACCACGTGCGGGTCGGCGGCCTGGCGGGCTGGAAGTTCGGCATCGGTGACGCCTACTCGGCACTCACGTGGGCGCGCGCCTACCGGGACTTCCTGGCCGACTGGGCGACCCTCGTGAAGTCCCTGTCGCAGTTCGCGTGGCGGGCCACCACGAAGGGCAGCAAGTCGCGGCGCCTGCGCCAGGCACTGTCCCGCCGGCCCGCCGGCCAGGCCCCGGCCGGGAACGACACGAACGCCGGCGCGACCGCGGTCATGGACCCGGAGGTCACGCTGGAGGCGATCCCGAAGACGGGCGCCACCATCGACTCCGAGTCCGGCCGGCCCCTGGCCACCATGGTGGCCGCCGCCCTCGACATACCGGTCACCACCCTCATGTCCGACCCCGGCCAGACAGGGGCCAGGGCGGTCGCTGAGACCCTGAACCTTCCGATGCGGCTGGCCATGCAGGCCCGCCAGGCTGTGTGGACGGCCGCCTACACGGCAATCGCCCGCTACGTGATTACGCAGGCCGTCCGCGCACCCCAGGGCCCCCTGGCGGGGTCGGTACGCCGCGACCCACTCACCGGGGCGGAGACGCTCGCCCTCGCTGGGGACACGAACGGGGACGACGACACGATCGAGGTCGTGTGGCCGGGACTGGACGAGACCCCGGCCGAGACGATCGTGGAAGCGATCTCGAAGGCCGACAGCACTGGCAAGATGCCGCCCGTCCAGACCCTGAAGCTGCTGCTCGCGGCGCTCGGCGTGCGGGACGCGGACGACATCGTCGCGGCCGCGACCGATGAGGACGGCAACTGGATCGACCCCACCGCGACGGCGGGGTCTGAGGCGGTCCGGGCGTGGCGTGAGGGCCGCGGCGCCGCTGGCGCCCCCTACACCGACCAGTAGGCGGGGGCCACGGTGGCTATCGGCCGGGGCGTCCTCGACATCGAGCAGGACCTGAACGACTTCCTGCGTGGCGTGGAGGACGCGCACACTCGCGCACTGGTGGCCTCGTGGGTGCTGGCCTGGGACCAGGTCGCCGCCGAGGTCGACGCCGCCGCGCTCGCACTCGCGCTGGCCGCGGACGGGGACACGATCAGCCCCTCCATGATCGGCCGGTCTGCACGCATGCAGGCCGCCCTCGAGGCCGTGTCCGGGTCGCTCGACCAGCTCGCCCTGGAGGCGGCGGACGGCGCTACGGGCCGCCTGCGGGTGGCAGTCGATGAGGCGATCGCCGCCGAGCAGGCCATGATCACGGCCCAGCTGCCCCCACGGGCGGCCGGCGGCGTACTCAGTACGACTCTGCACGCTGCCAGCAGCGTGCAGGTCACGGCCATGGTGCAGCGCGTCAGCGGGCAGATCACGTCCCGGCACCGGGAGATCAGCCCGGCAGCGACGGCCGCGATCCGCCGGGAATTGGCCCGCGGTATCGCGGTGGGCGACAACCCGCGCACCGCGGCCAGGAGGATGGTCCGCGGCATCGAGGACCAGTTCAACGGTGGCCTGACCAGGGCGATGACGATCGCCCGAACCGAGATGCTGGACGCGGCCCGCGAGGCCTCCCACGTCGTGGACCAGGCCAACAGGTCGACGCTCGCCGGCTGGGTGTGGGAAGCACACCTGGACCCCTCCACCTGCCGGTCCTGCATTGCGATGCACGGCACCCTGCACCCGGTTGATGAGCCTGGCCCGTATGACCACCCGAACGGGCGGTGTGCGCGGGTGCCGAAGACGAAGACGTGGGCCGAGCTCGGGTTCGAGGGCATCGACGAGCCACGGGACCTGCAGTCGGATGCGGACGCCTGGTTTGAGGGGCTGTCGGAGGAGCAGCAGCGGCGGATCCTCGGCGGGCGCGGCTACGAGCAGTGGCGGTCAGGGAACTGGCCCCGCGAGCAGTGGTCCCAGCGGCGCACCGCGGACGGTTGGCGTGACAGCCACGTGCCCGCGAGGGCACCGGGTAGGGGCTCCGGTGGGGGTTCGGGCGGGCGGCCACCCACTGGGCCGCTGCGCGGGGCACCGGCCGGGGACGACGGACCGCTCGGAGAGCGCATCCTCATGCCAGGTGCCGAGCGGGCGGGCGTCGTGTACCGACCAGACGGGCTGCTCGTTGCGCAGCACGAGCTGGATACGGCGAACCGCCTGGCTGCGGTCGGCCTGGACATCACGTTCAATCCACTCGACTTCACACGCGGCGCCCGGAACCCGGACGTCACCATTGGCGGGTTCGCCTGGGAGATCAAGAGCCCGCAGGGCGCGGGACGGCACACGATCTCACGGCAGCTCGCTCGAGGACGACACCAGGCCGATCGGCTGATCCTCGACACCGCCCGCACGCCACTGGCCGATCCTGACATTCTCGACGAGCTTCGGCGTCGACTCATCGGACAGCGTTCGTTCCTCGAGGCGATCCACGTCGCGAAAGACGGGACCGTGACATGGCTGACCCACCGCGGTACAGTGTGAGGAGAAGGCGGCAGGCAGTGCACCACTCATTCGCACAGCTGAGCCGCCTTCGCTCTTGGCCCCGTTGAGCATCGCTCCGGGGCCTTACCCATGCCCCGCGCGTCAGGTCTGCTCTGGGGCCCACTCGCCGCGCGTCGACCAGCCCGGCGCCAGGTACAGGACCGCGCCACACCACCGGCACTCATGCTCCATGCCCGCCCCGTGCGGCTTGATCTCCACGCGACGCAGCACGAAGTCATGCCCCGGGCACTCCCCCGGCCCGCCCTCGTCGTTCGCGTCATCCATACCCACAGGCCCCACCCAACCACCCCTAGGAGGTGCCGCGCATGACCGGGACACTGATCCGCGAGAGCACCACCCTCGCGGGCCCCGCCGCCGGCGGCAACATGCTCATCCAGCTCATCACTCCCGGCGTCGGCTCGTCCGGCGTGTACACGCCCCAGGTCCTGCAGGCCGCAGCCGAAAGCAAGGTCTTCCCGGCGGGCACGCTCATGTTCAGCGACCACCCCGGGGAGACCGAGAACTACGACCGGCCCGAACGATCCATCCGCGACGTCGCCGGCGTGCTCACCGAGGACGCCCGCTGGGACGGGACCGCACTGGTCGCCGAAGCCAAGACGTACAGCCCCTGGACGCAGGTCCTCACCGAGATGCACGACGCCATCGGCGTCTCCATCCGCGCCCAGGCCACCCTCGGGGAGGCCGACGAGTCCGGGCGCCGCGTCGTGGAGTCCCTCGACCAGGGCATCAGCGTCGACTTCGTGACCCAGGCCGGTAGGGGCGGCCGCGTCCGCGAAGTGTACGAGTCCGCGCGCCGCACCTCGCCCCTCATCGTCCGCGAAACCCAGCCCGTCACCGAGGCGACCGCCGATCAGCGGCGCGAGGAGCTCGCCGACCTGCTGAAGGCCAGGTACGGGGCTGGGAACAACCTGTTCGTGTACGTCGTCGATCACGACGACACCACCGTCTGGTTCGAGATCGACACCGGACCCGACCAGGGCACCTGGCAGCAGGCCTACGCCACCACCGGTGAGAACGCCACCAGCCTGACCGGCACCCCCACCCAGGTCCGCCGCGTCACCACATTCGTCCCCGTCACCCCGGCGGGGCAGCCCCACACCACCGAGTCCGAGGAGGACACCATGCCCCAGATCGAGGAGAGCCGACTGGCTCAGCTCGAAGAGGCTGACCGCCGGGTGCCCGTGCTCGAAACCGAGCGCGACACCCTCATCACCGAGCGGGACACCGCCCGCCAGTCCGTCAGCGAAGCCCACCAGGAGGCGGACCGGGCGCACGCGGCCCGCATCATCGCCGAGTCCGGCCACCAGTTCACGGCCCTCGAGCGGCGCGGCCTGCTCGTCGACCCGCCCACCGGTGAGTCCGGGCGCCTCGACCAGGAGGCGTTCGCCGCCGCTGTGGCTGAGGCCGCGGCCGAGGCCCAGGAGGCCCGCGGCGCGGGCGCCCCCCGCGGCCTGGGCGACACCAACCCCCACGGCAGCGGTGAGGACCTCACGGAGGCCGACCTGGATGCCGCTCTCGCCGCCCTCACGGGCCGAACCATCAAGGAGGCCTGACATGGCAACCAACGAGCGTTTCCGCGACGCCGACCACCTGACCCTGCCCGTCCCCTCGGGCACCGTCTCCGGTGACCCCGTCCGGGTCGGAGCCCTCAACGGTGTCGCACAGACCAGCCGAGACGAGGACGGCAACGCGACCGTCTGGCTCAAGGGCGCATACGACCTCGAGGTCGACGGCGCAGTGACCGACGTGGGCTCCCCGCTCTACCTCGACGGCAAGACCCTCGTGGTCGCAGCCGGCGAGCTCGGCGAGCCGTTCGGCTACGCCCTCGCCACCAAGACCGCCGCGGCCGCGCCGGTCCCCGTCCGCATCGCACAGGTCTGAGGAGGACCCCCACCATGACCACCACCCCCGTCCTCCAGCGCAACCAGCGCATCCTGGAGGCCCGCACCACCTTCCAGAAGGCCCTCGACGGTGACTTCCGGGCCCGCGCCGACGTCATGGAGTCCATGACCACGGCCGACTTCCCGATCCTGCTCGGCGCGGCCTACGGCCGTGAACTCCTGCAGGAATACCAGGGCATCGCCCCGGTCTGGCAGAAGTACTCCCGCCGCTCCGTGGTCCCCAACTTCAAGCCGAAGAAGCTCGTCGAGCTCCTCGGTGGCCGCGCCGGCCTGTCGAAGGTCAAGGAGGCCAGCGAGTACCCGGCCCGGGGTCTGACCGAGGCCGAGTACGAGTTCAAGGTCGAGAAGTACGGTGACCGGATCCCGCTGACGTGGGAGATGTTCATCAACGACGAGCTCGACGCGTTCCGGAACCTCCCGGAGCGGCTCGGTACCGCGGCCCGGGAGACCGAGGACATCGTTGCCGCGTCCGCGTTCTTCAACGCCGGCAACACGGGCCTCAACACCGCGTTCTTCCGCGCCCAGAACGGTAACGCCCCTGTCACGGGCGCTGAGGGCGCACTGTCCGCGGACAACGTGGAGGCCGCCCTGCAGGCGATCTCCACCCGCAAGGACAAGGACGGTCGCCCGATCGTCGTGTCCGGCAGCGTCCTCATGGTGCCCCCGGCCCTGGAGATGCAGGCCCGGAAGATCCTCACCGCGACGGAGATCCGCCGCACGGACGGCAACACGACCACGACCGAGTCGAACCACCTTTCCGGTGTGCTGACCCTGGTCGTGAACCCGTGGCTCCCGGTCGTCGCCTCGGGCTTCTCCGGTGTGAACCGCACCTGGTTCGTGCTCCCCGCGCCGAACAGCCCGCGGCCCGCGCACGTGACCGGGTTCCTCCGTGGCAACGAGCAGCCGGACCTGCGGGTGAAGAACGATGCGGGCAACCGTGTCGTCGGCGGCAGCGTCGCCCCGGAGGAGGGGTCGTTCGACGACGACACCGTCCAGTACCGGGTGCGGCACTCGACGGGTTCGTCGCTGGTGATCCCGACCGGCACGTTCGTCGCCACCGGCAACGCGTAGCAGGCACGCGCTGATCGTCCGCCCGCCTGCCGCCCCGTTGCCCGGCAGGCGGGCGGACCCCCACCCCGCGTCAACCCCGTGAAGGAGCCGCATCATGCCTGAAACCAGTGTGGGGGACGTGCGGCTCCTCATCGCCGACGTCGACCCGGACCGCCAGATCCTCACCGACGACCAGCTCGCCGCGTTCCTGCGCATGGCCGGCGGCGAGGAGACCTGGCACGTGCGCCGGGCCGCTGCCGACGCCCTCGAGGCGATCGCCGTGTCCGAGGTGCTCGTCGGGAAGGTCATCCGCACCCAGGACCTGTCCACGGACGCCGCGAAGGTCGCGGCCGAGCTCCGCGCCCTGGCCGCCGCCTACCGCAAGCGTGCCGCCGACGACGAGGAGGCCGCAGAGGACGCGGACGGGGAGGGACTGTTCACGGTCCTCGAGTTCCACCCGAGGCGGCGATAGGCCATGCCGTTCCCCTCCACGACCACGATCCACCCGGACTGGTCCCCGCACCACCAGCCGGCCGCCGCCGGGGCGCTCAACGGCCACCTCACGATCCGGGACCCGGGTATCGGTGGCTGGACCCCCACCGGGGGCGCCCAGCCGTCCACGCCGGGGGCTCTCCTCCACGAGGGACCGTTCCGGGCGCAGCCACTGGACGGCCGAGGCGGGGCCGCGGACGCGGCACGGCAGGACGTCACCCAGCGGGCCTACCAGATCAGCCTGGAGGCCGACGCCCCGGAAGTGCCGGTCGACGCGGCCATCACCATCACCGCCTGCCCCGACGACACCACGCTCGTGGGGAAGGTCCTGACCGTCACCGGCCTGGACTACTCCTCCCGCCGGTTCGAGCGGGTCGTGTACGCGGACCTGAACCTGCAGAGCCAGCCCGGTGGTGCCCCATGAACTGGGACGCCAGCGATCTGCACAACCTGGGCGGGAAGCTCTCCGCAGCTGACATCACCTCGGCCGCGGAGACGGTCATCGCGAAGGGCGCCGCGGACGTCGAGGCGGCAGGCAAGCGCCACTCCCCGGTCGACACCGGCTTCCTGCGCTCCTCGATCGGCCGGAACGTGCAGGGCCTGACCGCCGAGATCGGGCCGACCGCGAACTACGGCGTGTTCGTGGAGATGGGCACCAGCAGGATGAGGGCGCAGCCGTTCATGGCACCCGCCCTCGCTGACGTCCTGCCGTCCGTCGAGAAGGCGTTCCAGCAGGTTGCCCAGGGGCCGTTCACGTGACCGGCGTCGGCACCCTCCACGCGGGCGTCCTCACCGCGCTCCGCCGGATCACCACCATCACCGTCTACGACAACGAGGTCCCCGACCACCCGCCGGCCACGGCGGACGGCCGCGTGTACCCCTACGTCGTGCTCTGGGCCGACCCCGGTATCCGCCCGGCCGCGTCCAGGGAACTGGAGTCGGCCACCAGCGGGGACCTCACCTGGCAGGCCGTGCTCACGGTCGCCTCCGGGGACGTGATGTGGACGCTCGACACCGTCTCCCTCGTCCGGTCTGCGCTCGACGGCACGGTACTCACTCCGTGGGCGGCGCCCCTGGAGGAGGACCCCACCATCACCAATCTCCCGGTCCTCAAGGACCGGGGCGTCAACCCCGCCCGCCACTACGTCCAACTCACCTACCTCACCACCACCGGATAAAGGAGGCCGCCATGGCCAAGCGTGTGCCCGCATGGGATGCCCGCACCGGGGAGAAGCTTCCCCACAACGTGCCGCAGGAGTGGTTCGACCACGACCTGTTCCCGAACCTGACCGACAAGGAGCCGAAGGGTGCGGGCAAGCCCGCGGCCCCGGCCGCCACGACCGCTCGCGCCGCGGGCAGCAAGGAGGCCTGACATGGCCAAGTCCCTTTTCGAGGGCCGCATCCGGCTGGAGGCCCTCGCGGTCGCCCCGGCAGACCCGGACGCCCTCACGGTCGCCGAGCTGTCCGCAGGCCAGCGGATCTCCAAGTCGATCCTCCGCTCCGGCTACCGGCTGTCCCCCACCGGCTCCGACACGCTCAACGAGCCGGGCCTGGAGGACTCCGGGAACTCCACCACCTACGGGGCGTCGAACTACGAGGCCACGTTCTCGGTGTTCCGGTACCTCGACGAGTCCGGCCTCAGCGATGAGGAGCAGGACATCGGCTACAACCTGTTCACCGGCAAGGGCCTCCACCTGTACCTGGTGGAGCGCATCGGCCCGCCCGCCTCCAAGCCGTGGGAGGCCGGCGACCCGTACAGCATGTACCCGATCATCACGGACGACCCGCAGCAGCCCACCGAGCTGTCCGGCTACATCAAGTTCGTGCAGCCGATGGGTGTCACCGGCGGCGTCGTCCCCCGCGGCACCGTCGTCGCCGGCGAGTAG